AACAAAGCCAATGTTAAGTTAGTATCAAATCCAAATGATCTGATTACTGAACTTGCTATGCTGAATGGTGATCTGGAAGAAGTTACATTATTTATTGATAGAAAAGGTGAAAAGATGTTCGTGAATGTAAAGACAAACCACAAGCTTTCTTCCGATTATACGCCTGATGCAGGCAAGTGATTATGCCAAATAAAGATGAGATTGCAAATTTTTCTTTGACGATTGAAACATTAGTTGCAGAAAAATCAATACCTTACATGGATGCAATTCTATTATATTGTGAGAATACTGGACTTGAAGTTGAGGTCGCAGCTAAACTCATTTCTGGTGTACTGAAATCAAAAGTCAAGAATGAAGCAGAAGAACTTCATTTCCTACCAAAGTCAAACACAGCAAAACTTCCTTTCTGAGGATAAATGAAACTCAATGGTTATGAAACATACTGCACATATCTTGCCTTGAAGAGTCATTTTACGAGTGACAAGTATGATTATTTCAAGTATAATGGTAAAGTCAATGCAAGCAAGGAATCGTTCTTGTCTCGCAAGGATAGGTTTCAATTTGAGAAGCTGGCAAGAAAGTGTGATGATGTAAAGACACACATTGCGCTTTCTTTCCTAGCAGATAGGACATGGATTGGCGATATGTTGGATGATGAAGCTTTTGAGTCCACTCGGAAGCATAAGCGAAAAGTCCAATCCATGTCCTACGATTTTAAGAATGAGATTGAGAAGTATGATGACATAAGATTGCTCTTCAAGAAAGAAGATGGAAGACCTGATGCTTATCCTATGATATTGAATGAGTACATGCGAGGTGATATCTCACTGGAAACAATTATCATCCTCAATTCATTCACCGATTTCATTCCCAAGTTTGATGCTAAACTGAAAGACGATTTTCTTTGGTCAAAGTTTAGCTTCAAAGCACGGAAGTTTGCTCCGTTTTTAATGCAAACACTTGATCAAAACAAACTCAAAACTATACTTATGGAGAAAGTGAAATGTCTAAGATGATTTGCGTAACTGATCTTAATGATCACTCTGATATGATTTTCAATAGAGATTTTATTAATTCAATTCTACCTTACAAAGCAGAAGGAGATACTCATGCATACTATTCGGTTGTTCAATTGAAAGATAATTCTCGTCATTTTATTAGAGAAAGTGTACGTACAATCAACGATTTGTTGTGCATGTAATATATATAATTGACAGAGGGAGATTCCTCTGATAACATATACAGATTATACAACGAAACATACGGAGAAAATATATGACAAACTTTGCTGCACTTAAGAAGTCCTCTTCTGACATCTCTCGCCTTACCAAAGAAATCGAAAAGATCAATAATCCAGAATCCAGCACTGAGTATGAAGAAGATACTCGTTTCTGGAAGCTCACTCGTGATAAGTCGGGTAATGGTTCTGCTATCATTCGTTTTCTTCCCGGTCCTGCTGTAGATGGTGATGATGCTCTTCCTTGGGTGCGTTACTTTGATCATTGGTTCAAGGGCCCCACTGGTAAGTGGTATGTTGAAAACTCTCTGACGACCTTCGGTAAGAAGGATCCCGTGTCCGAGTTCAACTCTAATCTTTGGGGTGATTCCTCTATCAAGGAAGAGTCCTATCGTCCTCTTGAGCGTAAGCAGGCTCGTGAACAGAAGCGCAGACTTCATTATGTCTCTAACATCTATGTTGTATCTGATCCTGCAAATCGTGAGAACGAAGGTAAGGTGTTTCTGTTCAAGTATGGTAAGAAGATTTTCGACAAGATCACTCTTTCCATGAAGCCTGAGTATGAGGGTGATGAGGCTGTTGTACCTTTCGATCTTTGGAAGGGCGCTAATCTGAAGCTTCGCTGTCGTACAGTTGCAGGTTATCCCAACTATGATCAGTCTCTTTGGGACTCACCTTCTGCACTTAGCGGTGATGATGCTGAACTTGAGAGAATTTGGAAGTCTGAATACTCTCTGAAGGAGTTCATTGATCCCAAGAACTACAAGTCTTATGATGACCTGAAGAAGCGTCTCAATGAAGTGCTTGCGGTGAACGACCAGATCACGGACTCTGTAACATCCACAAAGTCCAGTGATGTAGAATCTTCAAAGCCGACATTCAATTCTGCCAAGAAGAGCTACAATGATGAAAGTCTTGATGAAGATGAAGACTACTTCAAGAACTTGATGGACGACTAAATTTACCACCTTTCAAATGATGATAACTGGGAGAGCTTCGGCTCTCCCTTTTTTATTTCTGCGCGTAGATAGTTCTTGGTGCAGAATGATATCCATGATTGTCAAAATACTTGTCTCTTACGTATGCTCTCATGGCTGATGGTGAATAATCAATAGAACCAAGAGAAGAAGCGACTGTGGCTTGATTTGATGGTGAATACGATGATGACGCCATTCTTGCTTGATTTGATGGTGTCTCGGCAGGCTGAATGTTTGTTGCATCTTCATCCATCGTACCAAGACCATCACGCCGATCTGTTCCATCTAGAGAAACAATATCTCTGGCTTTGCGTCTTTCATCAGGTGGTATGATCACAGCAGTTTCATCTGATGCTACACGAATGCCCGTTGGTGATCCATCTTCACGAACAACTTTGAGATTGTCTTTTGCATTGATGATACCACCTTCATACATGCCCATAGGCGTTACTATTGATTCACTTTCAACATTTGTTACTACAGAATTAGCTAAAGGGCTATCATTTTTTCCTTCAGGAACTCGATCATCATAGAGTTTACCTGTAGTCTCAGATTCATTTTCAGATAAACTTCTAGAGTTTGCTTTATTTCTTTCTTCTTCTCTTCTTTCTAGAACACTCCAATAAGGACTAATGTCTTCGCCTTTTTTTGCATTCGTCATACGAGCCTGTAAGTCTTCATCTGAAAGATCGGCATATTTTTCAACATACTTATCGATTAGCATATTGCTATAAACTTGTGATGTATCCATAAGCTTCAAATATTCTTCATCTCTTGTATGATCAACACCTTTACTTTTAAGTTCATTTTGTCTTTTTATCCATGCTTTTCTAGCAGAACTTGATAACCTTTTCAAATCTTCTTCTGTGTATTCTTGACCTGCTAATTCTTCTCTGATTTGTTGTCGAGAAGCAGCACGTTTAGCTTGATATGCTTGATATTCCGCTGATTTTTCAGTTTCATCTTGAACTGCTTCTGCTGATGTTTCTGGTTGAACTTCAGCTTTGACTTCTTCTTCTTTTTTCTGTTCATAGAACTCCGCATATTTGTCTCTACTCAACTCATAACCATTTTCTGTTTCAGACCATAATCCGTGCTTGACCATAGTATCTGCAAAGCGTTTACCTTCGTCCCCAAAATATTCAGGATTAGTGAACAAAATTTGCCTTACTTGATCATATGTTTCGGCAGTAACATTTCTACTAGGAGCAAAATGAACGTGATTTGGATGACCATGACCTTTAGGTGATAATCTCCAACCTGATGATGACGCAACTCTTCTACCTTGATTGATAAGTTCTGTTGGTTTTAATAAACCAACCATTTTATCATTGAACATCAGATCACCTAAAGCTTGATTGATTTCAAGAGAGGCTGATTGTGATCCTACATGCTTAACCCATTTAGGTCTTGCTACTGTACCACTCGAAATGTCTGCGGCCAAAGCACCATGAGCACCTCTGTGATGTCCTCTTGGAGAGTGTCCAGTGATAGTTTCAGTGCCTTCAGGATTAAAAACTCCTTGTCTAACATATGGATTTTCACCAATAGCTTTACCTAAACCCAAGCCACCAATAAAATTCATAGCAGGCATAAAATTCTCTTCTGCATATTTTGATGTAGCATTGCCTTTGCCCGGAAGCGAATAGTCTTCAGAAGGATCATATCCTTTAATAAAACTGCCTGATGGAAGAGAAGATACTTGTTCAGCAGTGCTGTCACTATCAGTCAATCCTTTTTCATGTAGAGTGTCAACTAAATTGTCCTTGAACTTAAGTAATTCGTCTTCACTCATATTATCCATTGCATACTGTATAATGTCAACACCTTTACCCATACCACCGGGGCCAGTTTCAACGAATTCTGGTGAACCATCCATATTTTGAAGTTTTTTTACAAATTCAGGAACAGCACCTGAATTTGAAACCTCCTCAAGAACGGCATTGGCAATCTCATCTCGCGCAGCAATGTCTCTTCTAGCTTGTTTCTTCTTTTCGCTTTGATCGGCTGGGTTTTCGAAGTCTGTGAAGAACAAATCTGTCGCCGCATTAACATCATCTATTGTCTTGAACTTCTCATGCATAGAAGGATAGTGCTTTGCAAATAAATCAAAACTGAAATCGATTGAATCTTTCTGTGCCTGTATGTACTCGTCAACTGTGCCTGTTTCTTTGTTGGTAAAAAATCTGTTAACATCAGTGTTAGATTTGAAAAATTTTGTAAGCAGTTTGCTATTACCCGCGCCGCCTTTGTTCAAGTGAAATACACCACCGGATGAACCATTATCACCATAAGGCATAAGACCCAATTGACTTTCAGCATAACCATTCGCTATCATGCCTTTGATAGCAGCATCTGTGTATCCTGCTTCTTTGCCTTTCTTTGCAATGTAGTTTGCTATTTCGGTTTGAATTCGAGCATTATCATCTTTATTGCCCATACCAACACCATATTTCTTATAGTATGCTGTTTTCGATAACCAGCCTGGTGTTTCAACGGTAGGATTGTCAAACTTAAATCCTGTAACGTCCTTATCGCCGCTATTATATCTATTTAAGATTTGCTGCTTTGCTTGTTCTGCGGACATTCTGTCTCTAGTGTATACATTACCACCTTCTTTACCAAGTGTTGTTCTTTTCAATCCTGCACTCTTTAGTTCGGCGTCAGTGAGATTTGCAAAAGGATCATCTTTTGCTGAAAATGATCTTGCTTTGTTTTTCGTTGTAATATCATCAAATGCGTCTGACACTTCTTTAGGTAATGACTTTCTCTTTTTTTCTCTGTCCACTTCACCAGTCAACTTAGCATCTTTTTCTATCTCTTCTCTTGTTTTCTTTTTTCTAGGACCAGAAACCTGAGATGGTGCTTCTGCGGTAATAGGTGAACTAGGTAAACCCTCACCAAACTTACCAGCAGCAATCTGAGATGTTGCTAATTGAAATCCACTAATATCAGGCAGTTTCTCTCTGTAGTATCTTGGAAATAGATTTGCCATTTGAGTAGGAGTCAGCGTCCGTAGAAGCTGATTGAAGAATGTATTATCACTTTGAGCCATATTCATTCGATCACGAATTGTCGTGTTCTTCATCAATTGACTGTAGCTGATTGTATATTCTTCTGGATTTATTGCCATTTCTTGTTATCTCTTCATTCTTTTTTGAGTAGCTGCTCGGTCGCGTCTTGCTTCTTCTTGCTGCTTGATATGATCTTTCAGTAGATCCAAATAAATTCCTTTTTCCCAAGGTATCATATTCTCTAGTTCTGAAAGACTGTACTTGTGCATGTGCATTAGAGCAAAGTTTGTCCTATAATAATTCTTCAGACTATCATGGCCGAGCATTATTGAAAAAAACTTTCAAAGTCCTGAATCTTGATCTTGTGATGAAATCCACACTTGTTACAGTCCGCTTCTGCCACAAACTGAAAGAATGGTAGATCATTGATGAACTCATCAAGCTTTCTGAATTGCTGCTCAGACAGATTTTCAATGAATCCGCGAAGTTCTTCTTTGCTGAAATCTTTGTCAGTCAGAACCTTGTCTTTGTCATAGATGATCTCAATGCAGTTTACCAGCAAGTCTATCTTTCTATCAAAAGGGTTATCAGAACTGTTGACACTCTTCATTGCAGTGTATGTTGGATACTTCATCTTGAGCTTGATACCATTCTGTAGATCGATATCTAGCTTTTCTTTATCTGTACCATACACTTCATAGTCTGTGATATTCAGATTTACATCAAAGACATTACGGCACTCAACACCATCTGTCTTGTGATTGCATCTATATTTCAACTCAACAGTTTCACCAATAGACTTTGAGCGTAGAGCAACAAACAGATAATCAACATCAAAGAATGCCAGCTTCTCCACATTGATATCACCCGAAACCAAGCAGTTGTTTATAACCTGCTTGGTTGTTTTGATGATCTCATTTGAATCATTGCTTTCCGATGCCATCATTAGCAGCTTCTCTTCTTTGACCACGAATGGTCTAAAAGTTGATTCTTTGCCAGTTGATGGCACCTTTATTGTGAATGTAGGCAAATCAATCTTCGGTAACATAATATCTCCTTATCAATTACGTGCTATTTTCACCAAAATTATAGTCGATCAGATTTCTACCCCACTTGGTATAAGTGAATGTGACGGCAAGTCTCTGAAAGTTATCGTCTGCCCATGTCACTGGTTGAGGGCTGATCTGAATCGGATATGCTTCAAGTAAAGTGATTACATATTTGGCATCATGTTGCTCACCTAGCTGAAAAATATCAATCTCTGTTGCATAGTCCTTCTTGTAGTTGAAATCAAACGTGCTGATTGGATTGATCTGTTCTTGCCATGTATCAAACAGATATCTTTCTCTTGATCCAATACGACATAGAAACGTGAAGTTCACATCTTCATATACGGTCTGAAATGGAAACTTGACACTTGGACCATAGTAACGAATATCTGAATTCATAAATGAGCGACCTGGAAATTCAGCAACTTCACACAAGTAAACAAGATCACCAAATACTGGCTTGGCTAAAGCCACGGAAGTTCTTCTAGATGAATTTGCATCAGGTCCTAATTCAAATCTTCCAACACCATTATTGATAATCGCAGGACATGGTTTGATATTGACCACGAACCTCGCAGAACGAGCAGGTCCCATACCTTCGTTCATCTTACTCAGAATCTTGTTCATCTCAAGATTAGCTGGTACTTCTTTACCTTGAAAGACTGCCATTTATTCCTCTTATCTCTTTACTACAAAGAACTCGACTGGTAACTCTATTGCTCTGTCCCATTCTGTAGCAGGCACTTCAATAAAAGGACTTCTGACATGTGTGAATAGATATCTCTTGATACAAGGACGCATCTGATTTGCAATTCTCTTGGTACCAGATAAAAGCTCATATGAAAGCTTAAGCTTGGATCTTTCTGTCAGATTGCTGCTTGATCTGAATTTCATGAGCTTACCAAGCAACTCAGCACGTTCTGCTTGATTTAGATAGTGTAAGTTCAAGCCTAGGAATCCATCTGAGTATCTCTCAATGGGAAATACCAGAGGAAATCTATCATAGACTGGAAGAGTATCTTTGTGCTTTGGATCATACCAATAAAAGTACATCTTACCGATAACCGTCGAGCTTCGGCTTCGATCTACGGATCCAATGATTTTTCTGCGATATCCTACGGCAGTTTTGACTTTGCCAGAGAACCAGTCGCTAAGTTCTTTTTTGTTGTATTTGTTTGCCATATTCCTATTTATTTCACTTGACAGTCTATTGACAGAGCATTAACATGGCTATGTCCACCATGAAATGAATTACTTTATTCCTAATTCAGTTTCAGTCATGATTATGAATTCCCATCCTCTGTCGGCACAGTATTCCTCTGCTGACTGCCATTTAGCCTGATTTTTACCCCATGTAGTCACCTCTGTAATGTACTGCTTGGTGATACGCTTTCTCTTTGCAGGTTCTCTGGTTTCCTTCTTGGGTTTAATCTCTACAATCATTTCTTTCAGAGTACCATCTGGATTCTTTGCCTTGACATAAAAGTCAGGAAAGTATCTGTGATATCTGTTATCCAATGGTGACTTGTATGGTATCTGAATTTCTTCAGACGACCACTCAAGAACAGCAGCATTCTCATCTAAATATTTCATGAATTTGCGTTCCCATAACGAACGAAAAATGATGTTCGTCGGGTCACCTCTGTATTTTTTTGGATTCTGTGGAGTGAATCTACCTTTGTATGTTTTCATATAAATATATATAACTCAAGAGGAATCACGTAAAAAATGACAACCGAAGATACACGCCGCACATTACCTGGTGTAGATGACAGATATAATTTCAATTACTTCAAGTTTCCGACTGATCTAACTCAGTCGCACAACAATCACTACATGGTCATTCAAATCAATGTACCTATTCATACAACAACAGGAATACCACGAGGAAATTATGTGGAATCTGGTGCATTGACAGGTGAGCTTTCAAAAGTTGATCAATTGAATGTGAATAGTAGTAATGCTCCTTTTGTTGGTGGCGGCGGAGGTCGTATAGGTGGTGTCACTAATTTAGACAGGGCAAATGCAAGTTATTTAGATTCAGATCCTTTCAAGTATTTCTATACCCGTGGTACTCGCAGAATATCTGATGCTATCGCTCTCTTCATGCCTACACCTATCATCTACAATACAATCAATGACTATGAAGAAATCAAGCTGACACAGCTATTTGGTAGTGGTATTGCTGCCCTCGCAGGATCCATGGCAGGTAGAAGAGCAGCAGCACAGGCAGGAACATCTGTTGATGCTGCAAGAGAAGCTTCTACAGCCGCGCGCGGCGCTGTTGAATCAGCAGGCAGACTTATTGGTAGGGCATCTCAGATGTTTGGTTATCCTATCAATCCAAAGGTCGAAGTGCTGTTCTCAAACACAAAGCTCAGACAATATGTCTTTGAGTTTCTTCTTGCTCCAACATCTGAAGAAGAATCGAAAACAATCGAAAACATCATTCGCACACTTAGATTTCACTCTGCTCCTGAATTGGAAGCATTGGGTTTGTTCTTCATACCACCAGCAGAATTAGACATCACATTCTATCATAATGGTAAAGAGAACAGAGCATTACCGCGTATTAATACTTGTGTCGTTGATCGTATCGAAGTTGACTATACACCACAGCAAGGGCAGTATACAGCATTCAGTAATGGTTATCCAGTAACAACAAGACTTAGCCTTGGTCTTCGTGAAGTTGAAGTCATTCACAAAGCAAGAGTTTACGAAGGATTCTAAGATATGCCTATGTTTTTCAATAAATTCCCTGTTGTTCGCTATGATATGGAAAACAAAAAATATTCATATCAAAATAGCCAGATTGTCACAAATATTTTATTCCGTATTGGCATAATAAAAGAAGTACTGTCAAATATTGCTTCATATTATGAATATACTGTTAGAGATGATGAAAAACCAGAAATACTGGCAGACAAATTCTACAATGATCCAGAAGGTCACTGGGTAATACTCTATGCGAATGACATTTTTGATCCACAATACGATTGGCCTTTAGACTCAAAATCGTTCAATAAGTATCTGGCAGACAAGTATCGTTCACAGGCTGAAGCTGATCTTGGCGCTGGAATATCAGATTTTAGAGTTGTTGATTGGACAAGAGATACGACAAGTGCAAACTCAGTACATCATTATGAGAAAGTTATAACAAGAGAAAATTCCGTATCACAAATAATTAATGAAAAAAGAGTTGAAATCAATAAAGAAAAATTGTGGGACACCACAATAATTGATGTGCCTCTTGATGTATATGATGATTTACCAGAACAAACAGTTGAATTCTTCAATCTATCGAACACTGGTGTGACAATCACACAAACAATAACAAAAGATGCCATCACATACTATGACTATGAGAATAACTTGAATGAACAAAAAAGAAATATCAAAGTGATAAAAAAACAGTATTACAATCAAATACTTGAAGAGTTAAATTCATTGACCGCATCTCGACAATTCCCTAGAAGATTGATCTGATGCCAGAACCAGGTTTAGGATTTGATTTTCAAAGAACTCTAGAACAAGCACTTGCATCTTTTGAGGTGAATATTCCATCACCTTTAAAAGATAGGCTTGATGTTACTCCAGTTGAAGTAAATCTGGTTGAAAGCTTGTTGACACCAGGTCTACAGACATCTGTCACTTTTCACAGTTATATTAATTCGGTTCCTGAAGTAGATAATCAGGTAAAAGACTTTGATAACTTCAAAGGTCAAGAACTGGATATCAAGATAGAACGACCAATCAACGCCGAATTTGGTGTGCAGTATTATCTACCAATAAAACAAGTTGCATATCGACTAAGCGGTCGTAAGCTATTGAACATGAATACAGAGATGTTCACCATACATGGTTGTGATCCTTCTCTGTTAAATGATGCAAATGCATTGGTCAATCAAGCTTGGAAATGCGTAACACCTTCTGCTGTTGTGTCACAAGTGCTTTCAGCTTGTGCCGGTGTTCAAAATATGGATATTGAATCTTCTGGGCCGGCTAGAGACTATATCGCAAAGAATATTCATCCATTTAAAGTCGTTGCTGATCAAGCAGAAGTCGCATTGACATCAGGTGATGATCCTTCATTTGTTCATTATATGACATATCAGAACTATGGTACACACCACTTCAGATCACTTAGATCACTTGCAAGTCAAGACCCTATATTTACATTCAGTTTCTCCGAAGTGGGTATAAACAATGGTTACGGAAATCCATTTACGATCATAGACTATTCTTTTCCTTGTGACTTTGATTTACTATCAGATGTTCTCAATGGTAATGGACTAAATGGTCAACCTATTAACAGTGTTATAGCATTTAATCCAGCTTTATTCTCTATGGGTCTGTTTGGAACTCAGCAAATTGGTTGTGGTATAGGTGCTGGTGATACCATGGTAACATTTTCAAATGCAGGATCAGAACAGCAACTCAATAGCTGTAATCTTGATGTTGAGAAGTATTTACCCAGAAGACAAGCGAGAATGGGTATGCTTGAGCAGGATAAAGTAGCTGTGAGACTGACCATACCATGGAATCCTGGAGTAAATGCAGGTAATGTTATTGAAGTAAAACTATATGACAAATCTTCACCTGGCGCTGCAACATATACATATGGTTCAGGTAGATATTTAATTTCTAGTTTGGTACACAATATAAAGCAGGGTGGTTTTGCAACAACTACACTGGATTGTGTGTCAACGACAGTAGGCATCGGAGTAGTATAATATGGCACTAAAGTATGCAATTGTTTTGGATAGACATCCAGAATATGGTGTAAAAGCATTACCAATTGATCTGAATCCTCAGACAGTACCACCAGATAAGCTGGCATGGTCACATGTCTTCTCAGGGCCAAATGAGCGTGGTAGAAACTATGTACCAGAAATTGGACAACCAGTTCTCATTGAAGATGGACATTTTGTAGCTGGTCCTTCAGGTTCTAACTTTCATCCTGTTGTTGCTGTGCTGAATCCATCGATCAATCAGCAAGGTGGATTGCCTGGTAATCTTGATTTGATGCGAGCATTTCAAGAGTTTTTGAATAGTACAAAAAACAATCTACTTCAACCACCAAATGTGCAAGAAGGCGGTAATCCTTCAATACGCAAAAGAGTCGATAAAGGTGATTTTAATTTTGCATTGACCAAAGGTATACCTTCACATACATCAATTGCTCAGACATTTGGTATGATATTACCACAAGTCAAGAATATCTCTACAGCTATTGATCAGTTCAGTGGTATTTTAAATGCTGGTATGTTAGGATCATTTCCAGGTATTCCGCTTGGTAATATCATGTCATCTCTATCAAGCAATCCTTTGTTTCAGCAGGCATTAAGTAAACTACCATCAGAAGTTCAGCAAGCATTCACTGCCATAAATACATTCTCTCGTAGTGTACAGGGCGGGTCTTCATATGGATTTTCACTTGGCAGCAGAGTCAATGAAGACAAGTTTGTTGAAAATGCAATTCAGCTGGTAACTGAAGTCAAAGATGCTACTGATTTATCAAGAGTTTTGCAAGAGCTTCGCTCAAATACCATGCTCCATGGTTGTGAAACACTTGAAAATAAAGTCATATATGTTGAAGATGTAAACACAGCAAATGCTAATTCTACATCAAATACAAGCAACGTTATGCTATCAAATACTGCAAATGTAAACTCAAATACATCAGCAGTGATAATAACATCTTGCGGTAAAGTAGAAACAAAAGAGAGTCCAGATGTATTAAAAGCGTTGCAAACTATATTGTCTTTATTAAATTCATTTCAAAATATATCTTCACCACAAGCCGGTACAGGTATTGGTGGCATGAATGAAGTGTATAAAAAATGGGCAGATGCACAAAGCAGATTGCCTCCTCAAATAGCACAAGCGAGACAGAAACTGATCAAAGATGTATCGGTTGCCGGCGGTAATTTATCAAATCTGGCTATTGCTGCACAAGTTGCAAAACGTGTTTTTAAACTAATATCATAAAGGACTCATATAATGGCACAAGATAGTGGACAGACAGAACCAAGAGATAAAACAACATCAAAATTTGATCAGTTTAAGACACCACACGATATTCCTGAAGCATTTCAAAAAATGGAAAATGTAACGGCGCTTCATCATGGTAGATCAGGAAATCTAATTGCTGCCGGTGATAATAAAAACGGTGAATTTTTGATGTTCCAACATGTATCAGGATCAGCAATCTATATGATGCCCGATGGTGCTGTTCAGTTCATATCACATAATGGTCAAAATAGTTTGGTTTTTGGTGAGAACCGAATGATGGTAACAGGCGCATATGATATTGTCGTACATGGCGGCGGAAGTCTTAAAGTTGATGGTGATTATAATACTACAATCTTGGGCGATTGTATTCAGACAATACAAGGTGATATGATTACTTCATGTAAAAATAGATTTGAAACAGTTAATGGTATGAATAGTCAGATAGCTCAAAACCATGCCATGATGGCGACAGAAAGTTTTACAATGTCAGCCAAAGGACATGCAAGTATTACAGGTAAAGCAGGTGTAGGTATGTCTTCAGCAGAAGGTGGTATCAAGATCGAAGCCAAAGGTGAACTCAGCATTGAATCTGTTGGCGGCGGCTTGAATTTTGTATCTAAAGCTATGTTTAATCTCTTTTCAGGAAAAGATATCAATATGGACGGTTCTCCAAATATTTACTTTAATTCAAAAAAAGCAACAGCAGAAGACGCACAAAAAGGAACTTTTGCTTCTGCTCAAAAAGCTACACCAGAACCTAACTACACTAGAGCATAAATACTATCATGCTAAAACAGACTCTATCCAGACAAAACGATTACTCTGATCTAGACTTGGATTTTCTTAGAAATCCAACAACTAGTGATGTTGTCATTAAGCGTGGTGACGATGCTATCAAACGTTCTATACGCAATCTCATACTGACCAACTATTACGATAGACCGTTCAGACCTTCAATAGGTTCAAATGTGCAGAAGCTATTGTTTGATGAGATAGCAGATCCTTTAGTCAAGAATTTATTAGAAGCAGCGATTTCAGAAACCATCTTCAAGTTTGAACCTAGAGTGCGTCTTGATTCTGTAATAGTTGAATCAAATTTGGATGCAAATGGTATAGATGTAAGACTACAATATACCATTCTCAATAGAGAACTACCAGTAGTAACGACAATATTTTTAGAGAGAATTCGATAAATGTCATCAGCTAATACAGCATTAAGAATAGCAGAGCTTGATTTTCTAACTATTAAAGAAAATCTTAAGAACTATTTGAGAAGTCAATCTGAATTCCAAGATTTTGACTTTGAAGGTTCTGGTATGTCTGTTTTGCTAGACATTCTAGCATACAATACTCACTATATGGGATACTATCTCAATATGGTAGGTAATGAAATGTTTCTTGATACGGCACAGATCAGACAGTCAGTCATATCTCATGCCAAGATGATCAATTATGTTCCTGAAAGCAAAAAATCTTCTGAAACTCAAGTCAATATAAGAGTAACACCGAGCATCAATGAAGATCAAGACACAAATATTCTAACTCTATCAAAATACAATAGATTTTTAGGAAGAGATATAAGTGGTGTCAACTATCAATTTGTAGCAGATGATAGCTACACATCAAGCAAATCAAATGGTTCTTTTTATTTTGCAAATGTAACTCTGAAGCAAGGTGAAGTCGTTTCAAGACAATTTTTGATGACTCCTACAAACAGCAAGAGAAGATTTGACATAACATCTGCCAATGTTGATATAGACACAGTATCTGTCATTGTACAAGAGTCTAGTACGAACACATACTCTACAGTTTATACATCTTATGAAAATCTTTTAGACATTACATCAAACACAACAGCATACTTTATTGAAGAAAATGAAAAAGGTGAATACTCAGTTTATTTTGGTGATAATGTAATTGGTAAGAGACCTAAAGATGGAAACATCATTACGATCACATATCTTGATACTGTAGGATCAATAGCAAACAAGATTAACAATTTTTCTTCTGTACAAGCAGTAGGCGGTTTGTATAACGATAACGTTTCTATTACATCCATATCTGCATCATATTCTGGTGCAGAGAAAGAAACGCTTAACGATATAAGATATAGAGCGCCATACTTCTATACAACTCAGAACAGAGCAGTCACCAAAACAGATTATGAAACATTGATTACAAAAGACTATAACAACATTGATTCGGTTCAAGTTTGGGGTGGTGAAGACAATGATCCACCAATTTATGGTAAAGTGTTCATTTCATTAAAAACAAAAGAAAACTACTTCTTAACCAATCTTGAAAAAGAAAACATAAAAGAGACATTGATCACAAACAGGAATGTTTTGACTGTAATACCTGAAATTGTCGATCCGGATTACACTTATCTTCTAGTAAGAGGAGAAGTGTTTTATAATCCTAATATCACACAACTGAGTTCAAATGAGATTAAAGAATATGTTCGCGCGGCAATATTGGATTACGAGACTGATAACTTGTTAAAATTCAGTTCTGTCTTCAGAAAATCACAACTTCAATCATACATTGAAAGTTCTGAAAATTCTATTACAGGATCAAACATCAAGATTTTCTTACAGAAACGTCTTGAATTAGATACATCACTCATAAAAAACTATACAATTAAAACAAACTTTCCTATCAAGAAAGGTGACTTCAACAACAGAATATCATCATATCCTGAATTGAATGTAAATGATTCCAATAATGTTGCCAGAAGAGTATTCTTTGAAGAAATTTCGGAATCATTCACTGGTATTGATTCAATAGAAATTGTAAATCCAGGTATCAACTATACATCAGCACCAACAATAACAATTAGTGGTGACGGATCAGGTGCAACAGCGACAGCAAAGATTGCTGGTGGTAGAATTTCTGAAATAACAATAACAAATAGAGGTTCAAACTATACCAGAGCAACAATATCAATAACTGGCGGTGGTGGTTCTCAAGCCTCTGCTGTTGCCAGACTTCAAACTAAGCTTGGTTCACTTAGAACATATTACTTCAAGACAAATGGTGAAAAGGTTATTGTGAATAGCAATGCTGGTACAGTAAACTATGAAACAGGTGAAATTGTTCTCACATCACTGGCAACATCAGGAACAGTAACAAACAGTTTCTATGACACAAACGTTCTGGTGTTCAACTTGCCTATTGATAGTGAAATCATTACACCTCTTAGAAATCGAATATTGGACATAGATGAAAATGATGCGTTGGCCATTCAAATAGACATCAATACAGAAGAATAATCATAATGGATACAAATAATAGAATATCAAACCTGATTTCAACTCAGGTTCCATTCTTTGTAAGAAACGATCATGCAAACTTTGTTCGGTTCATTGAAGCTTATTATGAGTATCTGGAACAAGCAAACACAGTCACTGGTATTGGTAAGACAGTCAATATGGCCAAGTCTTTACCCAACAATCTTGATATTGACCAATCAATCGATTTGTTTGCGGAAAAGTTTTATGACACCTACCTAAAGATTATACCTAAGAATATCATCGCCGACAAAAATCTAGTTTTAAAACACATCAAAGATGTCTATAGAGCAAGAGGAACTGAAAAGTCTATTGAGTTTCTTCTTCGTGTCATGTTTGGTGAAGAAGATACTGAGTTTTACTATCCAAAACGCGACATTCTTCGCGCATCTGACGGTAAGTGGTTTATTGAAAAATCATTGAAAGTTACAGACATATCTGTTGATGGTGTAGCAAACAATGACATTGCAGCGGTCCAAGATTTTGCCAAGAGACAAATCAAAGGTAATACTTCTCTCGCTACAGCAATTGTAGAACGAGTTGATGTGTATTATGAAGGAGGCACTCTTGTAAAAGAACTTAAAATTTCTCAGCAGACAAAAAGTTTTTCTGATGGTGAAGTTCTTTTTGCAACATATACAAAAGAAGGAATAACACATTCTATCACGGCAAACCTGTTCTCAGGTTTGCTAAACACTGTAACAGTGACAAATTCAGGTACTGGTTATTTTGTAGGTGATGTTGTTCAGATTGAAGGTGGTAATGGTACAGGCGGATCGATTATTGTTTCATCTGTGAGTTCTGGTAATATTTCCGGTATATCTGTTTTGAATGGTGGTGCTGGATTTAGAGTAAACAACTCAATTCTTATTTCTGGCGGCGGCGGTGCCAATGCTAGAGCAAATGTACTAACAGTAGATACTTCTGAAACATATCATCCTAATTCATATAATATTTCCTACACGACAATCGCATCTCTTGCAAATGTAGCGATAAACGTTGCTGACTATTTTACATTTAGTGGTAATGTAACTTCTGGATCAAATGCAAATACAACAATAGCAAATACAATATTATCATTTGTCTTTGCAAATACAGGACCTATCCAATCCGTTCTATTGATAAATGCCGGTGAGAACTATAGTACAACACCAAATGTTTCTGCTGTAGCAAATACAAGAATACTCAATCTAGGTATTTTAGGTAGAATGCGTATTGATGACGGTGGTCTAAACTATCAGGTTGATGATGAAATAGAATTTATCAACGTTCTCGGTGGTTATGGTTCCGGCGCAAGAGCAAATGTATTTAATGTTGAAGCAAATGGTAAAATAACTGAGGTTAGATTCATATCTAGTCCTATCGAAGGATATCCTATAGGTGGTATGGGATATAGCCAAGATAAGCTGCCAACAGCAAATGTGATATCAGGAACAGGTAATGGTGCAATCATTACAGTTACCGCAATTCTTGGAGATGGTGAAAATATACCTGCTGGCACAAGCAGTATTGGTGCTATTTCAGGTCTAACTATTCTGAACAGAGGTTCTGGTTATGATACTGCACCAACGCTTAATCTAAGTTCAATAGGTGACGGAACAGCACAAGCTGTTGCGACAATCATCACAGGTACATTTACCTATCCTGGTAGATATCTGAATGATGACGGGCATTTGTCTGGTTATAACTTCTTGGAAGATAGAGATTACTATCAAGAATTCTCTTATGTTGTAAAAGCAAAGCAATCAATTGAAAAGTACAGAAAAGCATTGAAGGATCTTATTCATCCTGCTGGTCTAAAGCTATTTGGTGAGTATCTATACATTGATGATGGTGCAAATCTAAATGTCAGTGTAACAAGAGCAGCAGAAGATTATAGTTCTACCTTGACATATTCAGGAACATATGAGGCTAATGGTAATTCATTGACAACTTTCGTCAATGTTTCCATTCAAGACGCAAGCACTCTTAATATAGCAAATCTTACCAATGTGTTTATTGAATTCTTGTCAGGTGATACAGGAAATCTTGTCAATACAGTTTACAGTGTTACACCTATCAGCAATACGATGTTCCAGGTATCATTGACAAGAGCAAATGTAGCAAGCATAACCATTGCAAATACAGGAACAGGATATTCAAATGGATATATCTACTTTGCTGGTGGATCAGGCAGAGGTGCCAATGCATCTTATACAGCAAATTCAGTCAATGGTGGTATAGAAAACATTGTTATAACCAGCAATGGTTCTCTGTATATTACAGGAGAGAGTGTTTTTGCGCTTGGTACAGGCGGTGCCAATGCCAATCTGATTGTTACGCTTCAAAGCACATTATCTAACACTGTAAACAATGTAACAGGCAATTTGCTCTTTTCTAGCATATAAATATAAAGAATAACTAAGGAACAAAAATGGTATCTGTTTTTTCTGAAAATTTGCGTGTTTATAATGCACAACAGTTTAGGCAATCGTTACTAGATCCAAATCCAACGAACATCTATTTGACTTTTGGAAGGTCTACTCCTTGGTCTAATGATGCTGCTCCGCCACAGGCAAATTCTTCGGTAACTGTATTTAATGATGTTTGGTACAGAATGCTTGGAGCAAAACAGATCAGTGGTAACGATGTTCGTCATGCTATACCTAGAAACGATTGGACTGCAAATACATCATATGATGCTTATGACCACTGCACTTGTTCACTCATGATGTATACGCCAAATGTAAAATTCTTTGTTCTGACAACAGACTGGAATGTTTACAAATGTCTTGGTAATAATAGTGGTGGTTTATCTACTGTCATGCCAACACAGCTTTTGACAAACACAGCAGTTGAAGAATCTGATGGATACATTTGGAAATACATGTATACACTGACTGCTGAAGAGCGTATTCGTTTTATGACTGATAGTTATATACCTGTTCAGACTTTATCTCTTGATAACAATACTCTACAGTGGAGAGTTCAAGAAGATGCTGTAGACGGTTCTATTGAAGCAATAAAAATAACAAACGCTGGAACTGGATACACAAATTCAAGCAATCTTATAGTAACAGTAACTGGTGATGGTTCTGGTGCCAATGCTATCGCTCGTATCAATTCAACATCAAATACAATATCAAGTATTGTTATGGTTGATAAAGGTAGAAGTTATACTTTTGCCGATGTTACCATTTCTGGCGGCGGTGGAGCAAACGCAGCAGCTAGAGTTATGATTAGTCCACCTGGCGGTCATGGATCTGATCCTTTGAGAGAACTTGGTGGCTCATATTTGATATTCAATCCTAGAGTAAGAGGTCTAGAAGAAGGTAAACTTGCAGGCGTCAATGATTTCAGACAGATTGCTATCATTCAAGACCCTGTGGAAGAATCTACAGGCAATACCGCAACCAAATCTGTATATTCTCAGTTACTGACACTTACCGTCAGCAGCGGTTCTGATAATTATATTCATGACGAAATCGTATATCAAGGCGGCTCAATCTCAACTGCATCATTTACAGGTATAGTAATTGAGTGGGATAGCGGAAATAACCAACTGAAACTGTCCGAAACAACAGGTACACCTACATCAGCAACTATCACAGGAAATACTTCTGCAACAGCAAGAGTTGTAGAATCAGTAACAGATAAAGAATTGGTAAGTCAATCAGGGCAACTGCTATATATTGATTATGTACAGCCAATTGTTAGAGCAGTTGATCAGACAGAAGACTACAAAATCGTTTTTGAATTTTAAGAGGAAGAATAAAAAATGGCAAATGTAGCCAATTTAACAGTGCTAACAACAGATTTTAATGTTTCACCATACTATGATGACTATGATGAATCAAAACAGTTCTATCGTATTCTTTATAAGCCTGGTTACGCTGTGCAAGCCCGCGAACTTACACAGATGCAGACAATCATTCAGAAGCAGATTGAAAGATTTGGTAAGCATATATTTAAAGACGGATCTATCGTTCTTCCTGGTGAATTCTCAATTGAAACTGATCTAGACTATGTAAAGATCAAAGACAATGATAATTCCAATAATGCAGTAACTGTAAATGATTTTCTAAATACAACTCTAACTGGTGCAACAAACAACATCAAAGCATATGTTGTCAATGTTCTTGATGGTACAGATACTTCCTCAAATACAAAAACTCTTTATATTCGCTATCAAACCGGTTCAACTGTCAATACAGATATAAAAGTATTTCAAACAAATGAAGTCCTTACATCCAATTCTGGTGTAAATCCTGTTGCTCTCTCTTCCTCAGCAACAGGTAAAGCGGCAAGATTTCTAATTCGTGAAGGCGTAATTTTTGCAAAGCAGCACTTTATCTATTTCCCAACTCAGTCAATAGTTATTAGCAGATATTCATCAGATGCAAATTGCCGTGTAGGATTTAATATTGACGAACAAATTATATCAAGCACACAAGACGCATCTCTTCTTGATCCTGCACTTGAAGCATCTAACTATTCTGCACCTGGCGCTGATAGATTGAAGCTTGTGCCAACTCTTGAAGTTCGTTCAATAGACGATACTACAACAGGTCCAAACTTTGTTGAACTGTTCACTATTCAAAACGGCGTTGTTACTGAAAAGTACGAAAGACCTATTTACAATATTCTTCAAGATGAAATGGCCAAGAGAACATACGATGAGTCAGGTGACTACTATGTTCGTGGTTTGACAGTTCGTGTTCGTGAAAATCTTGATACAGGAACAAATGATGGTTTGTCAAATACAGGTAACAGTCAGTTGCTTTCTGTAGGTGTTGAACCAGGATTGGCATATGTTAAAG